GCCGAAAATTCGGAAACATTAAATCTACGGTTTGCCATTACTGTATCCTTGAATAGCTATCGCGATGCACTTGGCCTGTACTTGCTCCAGTAAATCTTTCTAGAGGCATAAACAGTGCGATATCCCAAGATGTTGGGTCTATACGAAAATATTTTGTGCGTACATGTGAAAATAGATATTGCTTCAAGCACGGTTTATAAAACCTATAACGACTTACAGAGCTTAATAGCTTATATGATATTTGAAGGTGGGTGCGTTCATCATAATTGTCATCGCTTATGACAGTATAAAGCGCATCCATCAATCGAGCCCTAAGTCTCAATGGAAGATAATGCATATTGAGACCCATAAAACCTTGAGTCGATGATGTGCCAGCAGCACGGCCACCAAGTCTTGTAGAATCAAAAGGAATCACTAGGGGATATCTGTCATAATATGGAAGCTTGTCTTTTGTCTTTGGATCATATGCAAACAAATACATTTGACCAATCATAGGAACGGATGTCATTGCGCTACGATCATTAGCCATAAGTGCATTTGGGCTCATCGCTACTTTGCTAGCTTGAGCGCGAAACCAATTGCGAGCCTGCTGGGTCTTATTTGGTAGCAGACCCTGCTTTTCCCCTTGGGACAGCAGATTATCGAAAACATATGCTACCATTACTTTATACCCAATTCCTTTTCTGTGATTATAACAAACTCCCAGTTTCTATCAGCACAAAATTCGCGAGCAGCTTTCCACTTTGCGCTATTTATCCCATACCTGGCAACCTCGGTCAAATACTTTGCAGATGGCCTTTTCTTTCCGTCATGAGGTGCTGGTGCAATGGTCTGCGCGGCAGGTTTCACTTCTATCATTTTGATAGATATTTTTCCTGCTTTATCAATCATCTTAACAACAAAATCAGGAAAATATCTGTGCATTTTTCCATCTATAGGTGATCTATATGGAACTATAACTTCTTCAGAACCCCATTCAATTACATTTGGGTTTTTATCAAATTCGACCATGATTCTACGTTCCCATAGCGAACGAAATATGACGTTCGATGAGTCTCCACGATATTTCTTAGGATTTATGGGTTGATATTTGCCTTTGTATGCCACCTCTTATGTATGGTATAAATAAACAGAAATTAATTTTTAGGATACGCATAGATGAGCGAGTTTTCACCTTTAATAGCTAGCACAGGTCAAGCTGCTAGAACGCTTGAAAATCGGAGACTGGATAATCTACGGCAAGGGCTTACTGGAGAAGGATTTGGTAGAAACCTTCGAGCGGCTAGCTATTTTTTTCCTGAAAATTATAATAACATATATCATTACATTATCTTTAGAGCATTAAAATTTGAGAATGTTACTCGTACTTCAACTATTCGCAGTGATGAACTCATTCGATCAAATCGAAGATCATCCACTAGTCGTGTTCTAACAACAATTACGCTACCTATGCCCGATCAACTTCAAACGGGATATAGAGCAAATTATACAGATCCTGAATTATCTTCTCTTGGTGAAGTATTTGCTACGGGATCATCAAATATAAATTCAGAACAGACATCAAATGCATATCAATCGGGTGGACTTGCGGCCGCGGTCGCGGCGTTAGCTCAGCAAGTTGGTGGTGGCGCGGCCGCTGGCGCGGCCGCCGCCGATGTTGCTGGTAGACTTGGAGGTCGAGCTACATCATTGCCTGCCGCCGCTGCCAATAATCTTGGTATAGCTCGCAATGCACAAAAGGTTTTGCTATTTTCTGGATTGGATTTTAGAGAACATCGTTTTTCATTTAAGCTTACTCCTAGAAATAGAAAAGAAGCTGATATGATACAAAAAATAATAACTGCATTCAAAACACATATGTTACCAAAATATGGTTTGGGTAGTACTATTAATGGTGCATCGCAAGCTATAGGTAATCAGGTTGGTGCATCTCCAGAGCAAGTGCAAAATTTTACTAGTCAAGCAGCATCTCGCGCATTTTTTGAATATCCTGATGTATTTCAAATTAGTTTTAATAATGAAAAAAGATTGTTTACCATAGGCGAATCAGTATTGCAATCTTTTGATATTGATTATCATCCACAAAATTATCCTGCATATGTTAGATCATTATCATCACCGGGTGATGCTGCCCCTGCATCAATAACTATAAACATGTCATTTAAAGAAACTGACGTTGTCACCAGAGAGCAAGTCACCGAGAATTTTAGATGAGTCAATATTTTTCAAATTTTCCAAATTTATCATATTCTCTACCTGGTTTGCCAAATGCAACCTTTGCTACAGATGTCACTAAAAGATTTATCTTACGTGATTTCTATCGCAGAAGCATGTTGGATTTTTATAGGTATGATATAATTGAAGGTGAGCGGCCGGACAATGTAGCATATAATTTTTATGGCGAATCTGATTTAGATTGGCTTATACTATTACCAAATGAAATGATCGATCCTTATTATGAATGGCCTAGAACACAATATGATTTAAATGAATTTATGAGAAAGAAATATGGTAGTGTATCAAATGCTCAAGCCACAACACATCATTATGAACAGATAATACAAAACAGCTCATCATTGCAAGATGAAGATGGAAATACTATAACCATACCTGAAAGAATTTTGATAGTCGATCAAACAACATACACATCTCTATCACCCTCTAGCCGTAAATTAATTACTGCTTATGATTATGAATTATCTAGAAATGATAAAAATAGAACAATTTCTGTGATTAAATCGATATATGTTCCTTCAATAGTCGAAGCATTTAGGAATTTATATTTCTAATGTCAACACCTGAACAGAGATCTGGTACTGGTCTCATACATGGTATATCAATAAAATCTACATCAACTGATCGAACGGTTTCTGTATCCGATCTTGCAGCAGAGATAAGTTATTATGAGGACATTCAGATGCCTTCGGTATCAATGACTGTCTCTATGGCTGATGGTATTGGTCTTAGAACTACTTTACCTATTATTGGTGGTGAGGTTATATCAGTTTCACTCTCTGATTCTGAGAGAGGATCAAAGCGTATTAATTCTACTATGGAAATCTATAAGATGTCAAATAAGACAAGGATTCGTCAAAATCTTGACGGATATGACTTGTATGCGACATCAAAAGAAATGTTACGAGATCAATATACGATCATAGCCAATGCACAAGAATCTTTAAATGTTGGAGATATGGTAAACAAGATATTCAATGATCATATCGCTCCTATATCAGGTAAGAAATTAGTTACACTTGAGCCTACTGACGGACCATTTGATACAACATTCACAAGGGTTAGCCCATTTACCGCGATAAATTATTTGGCAGATGAAGCCAAAGCGGCCGATACTAAAAGCACATCCAATTATTTTTTCTTTGAAAATGCTAGAGGTTATCATTTCGCATCTTTTCAATATTTAATGAAACAGCAAGTTAAAAAAACATTTTATTTTCTAGAAGATATTTTATCAGGTGATAAAGCATTTGAACGTAATCGTATAGTTTCGATACAAGAAGATGTTGGGTTTGATCTTCTTAATGGTGTGTCATCAGGTCAATATGGTACTCAAGTTTTATCATTAGATCCAGTATCTAAAAGATTTAGAACTTCAAATTATCTAAGTGATAGAGATTTTTCTAAGTATTCTCACTCAGGACAATATGGAACTTTAGCACCTAATACATCAAAGACATTTGGTTCTTCAATTTCGCGTGAGAAATTTGTGGTATCAAATTCATATAGAGGGACTATTCCGTTTATAACTGAAAGAGATGGCGATTCACAAAATGTTTTTCGTAGACGACAAGAATTTTTGGGTGCAGAGACTGCAAATAAATCAGAACTTCTATCACATGTAACTAAGATACTTGTACATGGTGATAGTAATCTATGTGTCGGTGATACTATACAAATTACTATACCTCAATCAGGTGAGAGTCGGATTAGTCGTAGACAAAATGATGGCCTTGGCGGTGGTAAATATTTGATAACGGCTCTAGCGCATCGTTTTGGTCCTAGAGGTTTAAGGTACGGCACTGCCATAGAATGTGTTAAAGATTCTTTTTCTCAGCCGGTTGATGGGAGATAGACATAATGCCTGTGCGTGATGAAGAATGGTTAGGAACCGACGGGTTTACATGGTTCGTAGGTATAGTTGAAGATCGTAATGATCCTCTAAAAGTGGGAAGAGTCAAAGTCAGATGTTTTGGATGGCATACATCCGATTCTACTGAATTGTCTAAAGATGCGCTACCGTGGGCGCAAGTTATGATGCCTGCAACATCAGCTTCGACTAGTGGTGTTGGTAATTCTCCAACAGGTTTAGCCGAAGGTTCTTGGGTAGTTGGATTTTTTATGGATGGCCGCCGCGCCCAAATGCCTATGGTTATGGGTACTTTTCATGGAGTTGCAGGTGATGCTGCAAATTCAGATGAGGGTTTTAATGATCCGAATGGTACCTATCCATTAGCACAAGGAACTCCTGATACTTCTGGATTAGCTGTTGGTGGTAGTAATTATTTAAATCACCCAAATACGCAAGATAGATTAGATACAAGAATAAGTGGTGTTCCTGAAGCAGCTATTCGTAAAGCTTCATCCGTCACCTATGATGACGCCGAGCCTGTTTATGATACACCTACCTGGGATCAACCAGAAATTCATGCATCATCAGCACCTCCGTTATATCCTTTTAATCATGTAAGAACTACAGAATCCGGACATATATTTGAAATCGATGATACTAACGGATCTAGACGCATACACGAATTTCATGCATCGGGTACAAATAGAGAGATTATGGATGATGGTACTCGGGTTACTAGAGTTGTAGGTGATGATTTTGAAATATTTGTAAAAGATAAAAAAGTCATGATATTTGGCTCATGTAGTGTTACAATATCGGGTGATGCCCGAGTTCGTGTCGATGGTAATTTAATAGAGGAAGTACAAGGTGATTACCATCTATATGTTAAAGGAAATATGATTTCTAAGATAGAGGGTAATCGTAGCAGCGAGATACTTGGTTCAGAAATCACACAAATTAATACAGATGATTCCAGATCAGTAGGTGGAACAAGAGTAAGAAATGTTGGTTCATCCGTAACAGAAAATTATGGTACTACCCATCAAAAAACTGTTGGTGGTGATGTTACAGAAATTATTAATGGTGATTCCATGACAATGTCTTCAGGTAAGATGACTCAGCTTGCTACCACAAGCATGAATATCGGTTCAGGTACATCGATGTCAATAGCAGGTGGCTCATCATTAACGGCCGGGTCTCCTGGACCTACTACCGTTAAGGGATCTAGGATAGATTTAAATCCATGACAGCAAATACAAACCCAACATCATTAGCAGGTGCTCTAGCGCAAAGTCCATTAGGAGCGGCTGCTCAGGCCGCGGCCGCGGCAGGTTGTGGAATTGGGCCAGCTCTTTCACAGGTAACGGCTGCAATAAATCAAGCAACAACCGCTATAAATTCTGCAATACAGACTGCAACTGATTTAATTAGCTTTGTTCAATCTCTTCCTAATTTGGTCGCAGCAGAAATTAGCGCAGTTGTAAATTCTGTGACTAGCAATTTATTAGGTGAGATACAAAATCTAATAGATCCTTTGCAACGAGAGATAGCTACATTGATGTCATTGATAAATGATCCAGTTGGATTTTTGTCGCAATATCTCAATATACAATTATTATTTCCTAATCTTGATCTAAATGGATTGCTCAATCAAATATTAGGTGGAACTAGTATATGTCAAGCCACTGCAAATGCATCAGGAAATCCTGCTAGTCATCC